ACGAGAACGGATGGATGTTTGGAGTTCCGTTAGATCATAGGAAAGCATTTGGATATTTATATAATAACAAAATAACTTCTTATAGTGAAGCCGTTGAGCACTTTAGTAAGATAAAGAATATTGATGCAAGCAAATTAAGAAATTTTTCGTGGAAACAATATCATAAAAAGAAAGCAATGGATGGTAGAATATTATCCATGGGTAATAGATTATATCTTTATGAGCCACAACAAGCAATACCATTACACTACTATGTATTACTTACAAATACCTTTGTAGGCGGTGTGGCACGAAATGTTGCTGTTGATAAATTAAATCAAGGAGTAAATGCGTTTAATGATTTCATGTTAGAAAATATTAGAAATCTATTAGCGTTTTCATATTCTGGAAAAAATAATATAAACAGTAAATTTTGGATTGACTTACGTGCAAGATCAATTCAACTATTACAAGAATCTGCCAGCTGGCAAAAGTGGCTTGACGACGTAGAGCAAAAGAAAGAAATCTTAGGATATGCTCCGACTGGACCTTCCATGATGCGAACATACACGAAGGGGTTCGGAGTAGATTTAAACGAAACAAGGAAAAAAATATGAAACAAGGTAAAGTATGGGGACAAACTGAGCTATTAGAAGCTAATGGTGTTTTAGAATTTCATCGCATCGAAGCTAAAGCTGGCGGAGTATGTAGTAAGCACAAACACAAATTTAAATGGAACGGATTCTTTGTAGAATCTGGAAAAATGATAATTCGTGTTTGGAAAAACAACTATGACTTAGTTGATGAGACTATGTTAGAAGCAGGGCAATATACCAAAGTTGCACCTGGGGAATATCATCAATTTGAAGCGGTCGAAGATTGCATTGCATTTGAATTATATTGGGCAGAATTTGACCACGATGATATTGCAAGAGAAACTGTGGGGTTTACTAAACATGGGACAACTTAATTCAGAAACAACATACATATACGAACGTGCAGACGGTATAGTGTATGCAAGAGAGTTTGGTGCTGAACCTAGCACACGTAAAGAAGTTGGGTGGGATTATGATCACAGAACCAGTGATGGTAGACCACTAAGTCATCATATTATGGAAGATAAGATGTGGGGCGACATACGCAAAGCCGCATCCACCAATCCCTCTTTACAAAAGGCCTTGGATAATGTTATACTAATATATAAATTAAGTTATGGCAAATAATATATCCGATTGGGTTGTCTTAGACAACGATAAAGCATTGATGAAGGCTGTGGCCAAGCAGAATAAGTGGAGCCATAAGACAACTAGTCGGGTTCTAGATTATCAAAAAGATCAACTGATTGCCGCATTAAAATTTGTCAAAGAGTTCGACAGTGCCATAGACGCTGGTGCAAATTACGGCATAATGTCTCATCATTTGCATCAACGATTTAACAACGTATATGCCTTTGAATTAGATTCAAAGGTTCGAGCATGTTTAGAGCAAAATATTGCAAAGTTTAATCTAACATCTGTAAAAGTTTTTGATTGCGGTCTAGGTGATCAAGAAAAAAATGTGTCATTGAAGTATGTAAAAAATTCCTTTGGCACACACATTGACCCAGCAATCGACGGCGGAGATGAAGTGATTAAAACCATTGACTCGTTTAATTTTACCAGTTGTGGATTTATTAAAATTGACTGCGAAGGTTACGAGCCCCATATTATTAGGGGTGCAGAGCAAACAATTAAAAAATTCAAACCGGTTATACTAATGGAAGATAAAAATCTATCGGAAATATACGGTGAAGCTGGACAAGAGTCTGTTAACATTTTAGCCAGTTGGGGATATAAAAAGTCTGTGGCTTACAGAAAAGATTGTATAATGACATATGAGTGAAAAACTTGAATTAAAAGAAAAACTAGCGGCCATTGATGTAGGTGCTAGAGACCTATGGGATGAAGTTTCCGACGAAGAGCGAAAACGAATCAAGGGCGAATTTTTTATTATAAACAGATATATCAGTAGTGTTAAGACCAGTAATAGAGATACTCAAGAACATTTTGTATTAGCAGTCAACGAGTATTTTAACAAGCACTGGTATGTTTTACAAAGTCATCCAAAGTTGTTATGGCAGTTAATTTGCATGTGCAGTCATGAAAGTAAAAATATTTTCTTTCATGAATGGATTGGTTTCAAGAAAAAAGAAAAAGGGACTAATAAAAAGACAAAGTTTTTATTAGAAGCATTCCCCAATGCTAAACTAGATGAAATAGAACTGATGTCTAAAATAACGCCAGTTAATGAATTGAAAAAGCATGCCGTTAGACTCGGATATGACGATTCCCAGATTAAAAAACTATTTGATTAAATACGAGTGATATGTTGACCTTGCTAGATAATAAAGCCCGACAAGACTATGTTTGTGAACACTGTGGTAGTAAATTCACTAAAGAAAAAACATTAGTTGTGCATATGTGTGAGCCAAAGCGTAGATATCTTGCTCGCACTGACAAGCATGTAGTCATGGGCTATACTGCATACAACAGATTTTATACCCTAACTCAAAAGTTAAAGATTTTAAAAAGTTACGACGACTTTGCTAAAAGTCCTTATTATAATGCATTTGTAAAATTTGGAAGTTTTATCAGTAACGTGAATCCGTTATACCCAGACAAGTATATTGATTATGTTGTGACCAGTAATGTAAAACTTGATCACTGGTGTAGAGAAGAACTGTATGAAAAATTTGTAATAGATCTAATCAAGACTGAGCCTATAGAAACTGCACTAGAACGCACAATTGATACTATGACTAAATGGGCCGATGAAAATAATTCTGCGTGGAATCATTACTTTATCTATGCCAATCCTAACAGAGCCATGTTCCATATTAAAGATGGAAAAATATCTCCATGGTTATTATTGAATTGCACAACTGGCAAGGATCTATTAAACAAATTCAACGACGAACAATTAGAAACAATTGGTGCAATGATTGACCCAATTTTCTGGAAAAAGAAATTTCGTTCACGTAATTTCGATATAGATCTAGTCAATCAAGTTGTCCAGGAATCAAAATTATGAGCACCATTCCATTCACTGATGCATTACAAAATTTAGATCTCGAAGTGATTCTCTGCGAAGAAGATACCACAGTTTATGTTAAGTTAACTGGTTTTTCTAATTTAGAAGATGCAGATAATTATGCAACATTCCTTACAAACAATTTACCACTAATGTTATTTGAAACAGATGTCATACATTAAAATGCCCGATATTGATATAGACTTTTATGATCGCAAACTTGCGTTGGATCAATTGACGCATGTCCAAGCCACTAGACTTGAAGATAATAAATTAGTTCCGCACAATACCAGTGTGTATGTAACAGACATTCCGCATAATCCAGTAACTGGGTTAGCAAACATTGACTATAAGTCAGCAGAAGACCGTGGATATTTTAAAATTGATTTCTTAAATGTAAACATTTATAAAGGTGTTAAAAATGAAGAACACCTAAATCAGTTGATGATGCAGGAGCCGCTATGGGACCTTTTAGAGCAGGACGATTTCAGCAATTTACTATTTCATGTCAACGGTCACGGCACTATACTACGGCAAATGAAACCGACGAGTATACTCCAACTTGCGGCCGTTTTGGCTATGATAAGACCGGCCAAGAGACATTTGATTGGGAGGGACTGGACGACAGTGATGACGACTATTTGGACAAAGCCCGAGGATGGTGAATACTACTTTAAGAAGAGTCATGCTGTGGCCTATGCACAGGCGGTAGTTGTTCAAATGAATCTAATCTGTGAGCAGATTAGTTATGAATTTAGTTAACGTTTTCTAACTAGTTGAACTGATTTACGTTTAACTCTTTTAATACTTAGACTTAGAATATTGACTACAGGTCCTAGCAAAATTTTAACATCTTTGCTGTTAAACGTCTTTATAGCATACTTAAACGGTTGAACTTCATTTTTAAGAAAAATATTAATAGGAACTTGACGGTTACTTTCCCACCACCAAATTTCGCCCTGTTCTAAAAACAGTGTTTTTTCGTCGGGAGTTTTAATAGAATTCAAATCATAGAAGCTGGTGACATACTGGTCTTGATTAATTACTAATCCGACGTATTCTTCTTCTCCGTATAATAATACAGATATGAATGGAAGCGTTTGTTCGATGTTTTCTCTTAATTTAACCATATAAATACATTGGGGACCATATGCAAAAAATTTCAAATTATTTATACTCGAACCGAGTCATAGTCATAGCGGATTTGGTTTCCTTTTCTGTGGAGATGCAAATCGTGTATCAGCGTATCATAAAAATTTATAAAAACATAGACAATGTCATTGAATTTGACATTAAGAATGCTGATCAGAAAAGAATCAGTTTAACAGGTTACACTATCAAGTTTGTAATGACTGATTTGAATAATGCCTTAATTGCAGAGAAAATTGCTAACCTTTCGGCAATTACCGGCATATGCTCAGTGACATTAGACGAAAGTGATACTCTTAATTTAGACAAAGGATACTATAACTATGTGTTGTATATCGAATCCAATGTCGGGGTTAAGACTATTCTATATGCAGACAGTCAATACGGAGCCAAAGGGCAAGTTCAACTAATCGGGGATGTCATGCCCGAACCGAAACCGATAATATCAGCTACTAGTTTCTTAGAGGAACAGAGTGTGTTATACAGCAGTGCATTGGGTGCTGAACCCGGAATCAATGGCGATTTGGCACTACACACTTTTGCATTTTATCCTAACGCACTCAATGGCACCGTTTACATCGATGCCAGCCTAAGTGAAACTAGCCAAAGTGTTCAATGGGTAGAATTGGACGATATTGCTGTTACACCCAGCGACACTACGTTTTATAAAAATTATTCTGGTGTATATAGTTGGTTTAGAATTAGATACACTAAGACAGCCGGAAGTCTTGACAAAGTCCTATTAAGAAACTAAAATAAGGCTCAATGAGTCTTATAATAGAAACAATACAGCAACATTTACCACCTAAGCGTAAAACAACTCCCAGTGGATGGGTTAGTTTCAATGCGGTATGTTGTCACCACAATGGCACCAGTGCCGATACACGCCAACGCGGCGGCATAATGATCAATGAAGGAGTTAGTTATCATTGTTTTAATTGTGGCTTCAAAGCTAGTTGGCAACCTGGTAGAAACGTCAGTATAAAAGTTAAGAAGTTGATGAAATGGCTCAACGTTTCGGATACTGAAATTAACCGGTGTATGCTAGATGCACTGAGACATAAAGAAGGCATTGAAGATACTGGCATTAAAAGCAGTATACCGGTATTCATTGACAAAGCACTGCCATTAGGTGCAGAACCTATTGTAAGTTATCTTGATGACCTACCCAATGAACTAATACCTGTTCTTGAGTATTTGGCACATAGAAAACTTTACTTAGAAGATTATAACTTTTATTGGACTCCAGAAGAAGGATTTCAAAATCGTTTGATAATTCCTTTCTATTATCAAAATCGAATTGTAGGGTATACTGCTCGTAGAATAACAGACGGTAAACCAAAATACATCAGTGAACAACAACCTGGTTATGTGTTTAATTTAGATCAACAGACCCTTAACAAGAAATTTGTTATAGCAGTAGAAGGTCCTATAGATGCAATATGTATCGGTGGTGTTG